ACGTTAGAACACATCGAACCTCTGGCTCTGGGGTTATTTATGTTACCTATTGTGTTTGTAGCATTTCCCAACGTTGCAAAGGTAATGCTGTAACCATTATTTGAAACAACATTGGCAGAGTTAAGACCCCCATACCAAAACCCTCTTGATCCATCAGAACAAGCACCACCAGACTCTCGTAAGTACCAAGCATCGCCAAAATCAGTAGCATTCCCCGCTGTCGATATGGATATGTAATCCAGAGTTAAATTTGTATCAGTACCCGCACCAAAAACGCCTCTACCACCATAATAATATGAGGGAGCTACAATCGTAATCTCTCTAAAATCACTATCCCAGTACTGATAAAACTTACTGTTAGCAGAGTCGTACCAATAGTCACCGTTTGCATTCCCACTGCTAGGCTCAGTTCCGCTGGCAGTGTAATTTTGTAAGGGTGAGGCACCACCGATTAAGATACCGTTTTCAAGGTCAATCGCTGTGCCGTTATCTTTAATGGTGTTTACTTTTAATGTGCTCATTACGAAGCTGCTCCCGATAAAGATCCCATATTATCGCAAGCAAACGCATAACTACCGAAAGTCGTGGCATTACCAGCCGTAGCTATGGTGACAATGTTCTGCGTATCTAACCGCAAAGCTGGAGATTGCCTGTAACCACCCGCCCAGACAGCCTTAGTTTCGTTACAAGCGGAAGTAACCCAACCCGCTGCATTCGTTAAATTTCCAAAAGAATAGGCATTGCCAGCACTTGCTGGACTCCAGTATTCGATGCTTGCAGTCTGACCGCCAGAGTTATTAGTGTACCCGCCAGCAACAAGAATACGAGTGCTAGTTCCACAAGCGGCTTGTCCACCCGTTCCATTCCTAGCTGTAATCAAATCTCCCCAGTCTGCAGCATTAGCCTCAGTAGCAATCGTCACGTAATCTATCACATTTTGTTGAGAGCCGTAGTAGCCCCCAATAAAGAAACCTTTAGTTCCGTCAGAAGCCCCGGGGCCATTATTTCTAGTGTTAGTTAAATTTCCATTCCAAGTACTAGCGTTACCCGTTGTATCAATAGTGACCTTTTCGATTGAGGTGGATTGGTTTTGACCCATTGCAAATATAGCGGTTATGCCATTGGATGCGGTGGCATTGTTCGAGGGAGTAGACCCCAGATCACCAAAATCTGTAGAACTACCAGTTGTAGTTGTTGTGACATACTCGATTTTATTAACGTAACCGCCTTCAATACCACCCGCAAAAAGCCCTCTACTACCACCCGCAGTGCCAGCAACGCCTGTTCTATTAGCTGTTAAAGAACCGAAGCTACTTGAGCCGCCAGAACCAGTTATATCTATGTAGCGAATTGCGTTTGTCTTGTAGGGATTGCTGTTTGTATTACCACTCGCAGTAATCATCCTATCACCGATATGGGGAACTGGATTTGCCGTTCCACCGCCAATGACTCGCTTCCACTCACCCCCAGCACGATAGTCTAAATTCCCAACTGTTGGTGCATACCAAATGTCACCATCGCTGGGGCTACTGGGTTCAGTATCACTATTGGTAAATGTACCGCCGCCAAGAGTTTGCGCTGATCCACCAACCTTAATTCCGTGAGTGAAATTAGCAGCGCCCGTGCCAGCTAAATTGTTAATTTTATCTACTGTAATATCTGACATTATGAAGCCGCTCCTGATAAAGAACCAGTGCCATAACTTGTAGTTCCGCTGTTTCCCCAAGATGCTGCATTGCCAGCGGATGAGATTTGAACATAGTTCATTATTTGCTGAAAATGACTAGAGGCGTTCAAGCCATTCGCAAAAACAGCCCTATCCTCGTTACAAGCAGAAGTGGTGTAAAAAAGTGCAGCCGTTAAATTACCAAAACTATAAGCGTTACTAGCACTTGCTGGATTTATATACTCAATACTTGCAGTTCTACTGCCACCTGTGTCATTGCCACCAGCAACAAGAACACGACTGCTAGTTCCACAAGCGGCGTCTTGGCCGGGATCTTTTCTTGCTGTATTAAGATCTCCCCAGTCTGCAGCATTAGCATCAGTGGAAATAGTAACGTAATCTATCGTATTTACAGCGGTAGAACTAGAAGCTGTAAACCCACCTATAAAGAAGCCTTTAGTGCCATCAGAGGCCGCAGCGCCGTTAGAGCGATTGCTATTTAGAGTGCCGCTCCAAGAGGTGGCGTTACCTGTGGAAGCAATAGTAACTTTTTGAATATGACCAGTATGTACATTTGAAGCCATTGAATGGATAGCGGTGGTAGCATCAGACGCAGAGGCGATCCCAAATGCAGTAGCCGTTAGGTCACCGAAGTCAGTGCCATTACCAGCGTTGGCGATTGTGACGTACTCTATTGTGTTAACAACTCCACCAGAGTTTTGTGCACCACCCGCAAATAATCCTCGCCCTTCGCCAGAACTACCTGAAGCGTATGCCCTTGTCGCTGATAAATTACCAAAAGAGCTTGCACTGGCAGAGTTTGCAGTTATGTCGAAGTACTTGATTGCGTCAGACTGCCAAGGAGATGCGCCAAGATTACCCAAGGCCATCAACATCCTATCGCCAAAGTAAGCTGGCCCCGGCGGGATCACTCCTAAAGTAACCGTTTGCCACGCACTGTTCACATAAATCATCAATGCGCTGTTTGCAGTATCCCACCAAACCGCACCATTCGACGGGCTTGAAGGCGCAGTGCCACTGCTAGTAAAGCTGGAAGTAGCTAGGCTGCCCAGCGCAACCCCGCCAACAGTTGGAGCGGTAGTGAAGTTTGGTGCGCCAGTTCCAGCGGCATCAACGATTGTGTCTACACGAATTTCGGTCATAGGATTACGTGCCTTCCCCCAGCCGCAACAGTTAAAGTTACGCCGCTGGCAATGGTAAGCGGCCCAACCGTGAGAGCGCTTTCTGTGGCTCCTACAGTGGTGTCAGTCGTAAGAGTGCGTGAGGCCACGTTTACTGCGCTAAACCCTGCCGAAGAAGTTATTGTGCCGAATTGAAGAGTTCCACTACCATTAGTTTTTAAAACCTGATCTGAAGTACCATCAGATGTAGGTAGTGTAAATGTGTCCACAAAGGATTGAAGATTTGAGTCGTAGTTTTGTAACCTGACCCAACTACCAGCGTGTGCAAAGTACATTGCACCATCACCGTGTACGTGAGTTATTCTACCGTGATTACTTGAAGCTGAAGGTAGATCACCAGTAGAGCTATAAACTTGAACAAACTGTAAATCATCTGCAGTAGGCGATATAAATACTTTTGCGCTACCAGATAAGTTAAGTAGACTTCCTGTAGAAGAGGAAGTAAGTGACCGTGTGAGAGTGCTTCCAGAGTTGGTGAAAACTCCAGTTCCAATCTCGAAAGCAGTTGCAGGAGATCCCCCATCTTCGATTACATATCTTAGGGTTTCTCCATCTAAAGAAGAAGGTACAACCACAAAACCAGTCTCCGCAGATCCTAGAGTGATTGTACCTGTTCCAGTAGTGCTTGTGCTTACTTTTACACGGTCAGCAAACTTTGCCATAAGTAGTCCTAACTATTTAGGTAAGACGAATAACAGCGTTTGAAGCATCGGCTGTTGGGAACTGTACAGTAAGTGTACCAGAGGTTGCACTAACAGTGCCACCAAAGTCAAATACTGCAATAGCTTTGTTTGACTGAGAAGAGTTGTAAATAATACAACCATCTGCAGAAACTGTTACGTTGCTGAAAGCTTCATCAGCAAAGTCTACAAAAGCTGTAGTTCCAGAAAGTGAAATAGCAGGTGAATCTAAAGTTCCACCGCCAGCACTGTAGCCACTGCCAGAAGCTTCATCTGAGTTACCTGTAACGTCAGAGTAGTTAGTAGTTGCAGCACCATAAGTGCCTGACGGACTGGCTTTGATTAAAGCTATTTTCAAAGTGTCCGTATCAAGATCGTGAACACCTCCAAGCAACTCTTGCTTGAAACTGCTGCACATTGCTGTAGTGATTGCCATAAGAGGTATCCTTTTTCAATGCAAGACTAAGAAAAAGAGTAGGCCACAGTTAAGCAGCCTACTCTCTAACTATTTAAGCAGCGTTGTATACTGCAGTTACCAGAGCCTCTGGACGTAGAATTTTGCGCCCATAGAGATGCATACCGCGAACAATATCAGCGAATGAATCTGGGTCACGATAAGTCTCAACTTTGTTGAGTTGCTGTGCAGTTGCAACAGCGGAGTCGTGTCCAGCTACAATAACGCCATAGTTATCGTCCTGTGCAGTTACGCCTGTGGTTCCGGGGCCAGTTCCCTTCGCAGGAAGGTTGTTTGACTGGTAAATACGGAAACCGTGAAGATTGTTAAGTACCAGACCGTTTTGCAGTCCTGCACCACCGAAGTCAGCGTTCAATACGCGAGAATCTTCGTCTTTCAACATTTCCATAAATACTGCGTCAACACAGAGCCATCTTCCACGAGTATCAACATTAGCCTGATCCATAATGCGACCCATACGGGCTACAACTTGGAGAGGTGTTGCTGTGGTAGTAGCGGCTGCAGTAGCGCCACCGAAGCGAGGAGCCAACGGAATTGAGTCACCAGTTGTACCTGAAGAGGCTGAAGTAGTGATGTTTCCGAAGTCTGACATATCCAACTTGTTAGCAGTCAGAAGTTCACCTGTCAAGTCACCCGCTGTTTGGTGTGAAGCAGTACCACTTACAGTACTAATTACCGCACCTGCAGTAGAGTAACCAGACATATATGACAATACGTCAGCATCCATAGCGTCAGCCATTTTATATGCTGCACGATCAGATGACAAGCGCATAAAGTCGTGATGTGCTTGTTGCTCTTCGATATCGTCAAGCTTGAAGGCAAAATAATTGGCTTTGTCGATAGTCAACTGAAAGTCATTGTCAACGAGGTCTTGTGCCGAAACGGTTGTACCACGTAGCAAAGCATTCACAGTGATATCAGGCTCCTTAAGAATACGCACTGTATCCCCTTGGTTCGCAATCTCACCAAAATATTCTGAGTTAGTAATTGCATTTACAGTAGCAGCCTTGCGGAACGCAATCTGTGCCTGTTTTGAGTAGATAACGCTGGAGAATACTCCATTGTTCAAGTTGGTATAGCCAGAGGCTTTTCCAAATGCAGCCATAATTAATCTCCTTATAGATATGACCGTTGAGTTTTACAGATCCATATCCACAACAGAGGCCAAATCTTATTTAGGTAGCTTATTATTAAGGTATGCCTACCGTATCTAATAAGGGCTAAACGTGTCTGGGTAGTCTTTTAGTGGCTAGAGTCTTAGTTTAAATACACATTTTAAGTGCATACTATACAAGTTATACTAAACTTGCAGCTATTGTCAATACTTATTTTGACAAATCATAAATAAATTTACCTGATTTCTGAGCTTCGTGTATTTCTTCGTGATGTTTCTCAAACTCTTTGTCACTCATTTTAGCAACATTTGATTCACGCCAGAAGTTTTTACTCTCATCATCGTTTACAGTTGTTCTACCTTTAGTCTTAACAGAAGAGGCAGCGGCCTTATCTGAACTATTAGTAGACTTAGCTTTAATACCTTTATGTGACTTATAGAGATCAATAGCTACAGCTACAGATTTAGCATCTTCTGAGTTTTCATATAGAGCATCTTGTACAACTTTAGGTTGTTTTTCTGCCCAGTTGTGAAAATCGTCTGACGCACGAATCTCTTCAAAGTCAGGGTGTAAAGACATAAGCTCCGCTTCAGCTTTCTCTTTTTTAGCTTGAGTACGTAGCTCTTCTATTTCTTGGAGTCGCGTGTCCAAGGAAGAAGCTTTTTCAGCAGCTTTATTTTCTGCAATAGCTTCGACAATACCAGCGACATCAGGATACTTAGCTGTCCAAGCCTCAATCTCTTCCTTAGATTTGGGAAGAACCAGTTCATTCTTAGAAGCTTTTTCAAGTTGTCCTTGTAGCTTTTCAAACTTTTCATTCCAATCTTTTTCCTTGTTCTGTAAAAGCTTACGTATATCACCGTATCGCTTTTTAAAAGATTTCTCTTCAGCGCTTAGTCCATCTGTTCCTGCATCATCCGTTTCGGACTCTTTGGATTCCACTGACCGTGCTTCTTTTTGTTCCGTATTACTCTCATCTGAAACTTGGGTGTCCTCAACGCTTTCGCTATCGGGTTCCTGATTATCTTTTGCTTCTTCATCGCCCTGTTCACCTTTTAACAGTGCATCTAGTTCACGTTGCTCTTTTTCAAGAAGTTCTTTGTTACGCTCGTGTGCATAACTGTCAGCTTTAATAATAGTTTGTTCTGTCATAGACATATTGTAGTTCCTTTATGTTGGGGCCAGCATATTGCCGGGTAGCCTTATAGTTATTCAGTTAAGGATTTATTCATCCCATCCTGTCATTGCCGCTTTTTTACCTGCTTCAGGAGTAAAGTCCTTTTTGTTTTGTTCTTGTATATCTTGCATCATCTGAGCTGCAGATGGCCCATCGTTATCGTTACCACCACTGTTACTACCACTACCTACTGCAGGTTTTACAACAGGTTTTCTTCGTTTACCAGAAATAGATGCATCTAGACCTAACTTATTACCATCTTTATCAGTAGCTTGTATACCTACTTTACCACCATCAAATCCCATTAGATCTCCTAAGAAAGTGTCAGCAAACCCAACTTGTTCATCCCCAGACGTATCCTGTAGACCCTCAGTTAAAGTCCTCTGACCACCAAAAAACCTAGAACCTGTATCTTCTGTGTCTGCAGTTTTATCAAAAATCTTTCCTAACTGAGTTATTTGACTTTCCGTTAGATCTGTACCGTCAGCATTTTTACCACTAGCTAACCTACTAGCAACTTCAGAGTTAACCCTTGCTGCTCTACCTTCTCTAGTCATTCTCATTACTTGAGTAAGAACAGGCCCAGTACCATAACCCACTATTTCTTCAAGAGTACCCATAGTTGTAGCCTTGTCACCTATTTTTTCAAGATCGTCTTCAGAAAGTTTACTTAAATCAACAGCCTCTGGTGCTTCACTAGGATCACCAAACTGTGGGTCACTGTCATTACCTCTTGGAGCTTCAAGAGCTTGCTCAGACCTAGCACCAACCTCAGTATACCCTGCAGGGATAACAGACATAGGTTTACCATCAATAAAACGAATAGTAATAGTTAAACCTGCCTCGTTTTCAAAAGTCTTCCACTCCTGCGCTGGGCTACCAGAACCCATAAAGGAAGCAGGGAACTTTGCCTCTAAAGCCTCTCTGTCTAGAAAGCCACCCTCATTCATCTGTACAGGTTCTTCTTCTACTTGTAGTTCAGATACGTCAAACGGTAAAGGATTTTCTTCTGGTACAGGTTGACCACCAATACGCCCATTAGCTTCCATATCTTCAAAGCCCATCTTAGCTTGATTACGTAGATCTTCAAAGAACTTAACACCGTAGTACCGTACTACATCAGCGGGTACGACATACTCACCCTCACTAAGCCTTGCGTCAATGTCATCACGTACCTCTTCTGGAAGAGATCCGGGTGGTACTTCATTGCCTGATACGGGGTCTACCTCTTCTACAGAGCCGCCCAGCGCAAAGGCCATTTGAGTTTGTTCTTCCATAGCCATTCCACCTTCATTAAAATTTGCTTTAACACCTGTGACTTTATTCTCAAACTGAAATTGAGGATCATCAGGCGTTGTCTTTTTTGCCTTTTTAGCAAATACTAATGGGCCTACTTGCATTACTTGTTCAGCCGAAACAACAGGCATACCATCAGCTTTATCATAAAAGTATGAAGCTCTATAAGGATTCATACCTACTTGTACCCACTCAGGATCATCAAACAGATTTTCTACTGTTTTATAAACCTCTTCTGGGTTCATATTCTGCCACTCACCTTGCATTCTAGCAATAGTAGTTTTTGCTGAACCTGTAGCAATCTTTGAAGCTGCTAATGGGTTAGAGGTGAAGTTTACATTGTTAAGAACGGCAGACTGACCATAACCTACGGTTTTACCATCTTTTACCGAACCATCGTGTAGTGATACAACCCAAGTATCTGAATTATTATAAGCAGGTATATCTAGTCTAGAAGAAATAAGTGTACCATCTTCAATAGATTTATTTACACCTAAAACACCTTTCTTTGTTTTTCTTGGGTCTGTGGCGTGTAAAGCCTTTACAACCTCTTCTTTTGTTGGAAACTTTGGCATCTCCGTAATAGGTTTAATAGGTTGTCTCTCATCTGATAGTTTTCTAAACTCTTCTGATGTTATCTTTCCCTCGCGGAGATTAGTAGCTGCAGCCGCCATCTCATCGTCTGGTGGTATTCTAAACTTATCTTTTGCGTAGTTTACTTTTTTCCAATCAGCTAGATCTTTTTCAGAAAAACCTAAATCATCTACAGCGTCAGAGGTAGCATCTAAAGTAAGAGGTCTGGGTTTTGAGGGTACATCTCCCGTGCCTTTATATATAGTACCGTCTGGCATTTGTATATCTAGACTACTAGGATCTGCTTTAGGGCCAATTCTATAAGGAAGTTTAATATCTAGGGTAGCAAGATTTTTCCTTAAATTAGCATTGCTTACATTACCCTTTGCCCATTCATCAATCATATCTTCCATTTTAAGAGTAAGGTCATAGTCATACTCTACATCAAAGGGAGATACTTCTTTTTTAGAAACAGAGGGTATGTTAGTAGTACCCTCTATAGCAGTGTCAGTCTGTTTAGCTAAGTCTGCACCCTTACGGATCATACTCTTTGCTACAGGCCCAAGAGCAGGTATACTACCTAAAGCCTCAACTCCAGCAAGCATACCAATCTTTAGATAGTCAGGTTCTTCTTTTTGTAACTCTTTTTGTACTTCTACTACTGAGTCCACTGGTGTAGCTAAACTTACGGCTGTATCAGCAGCTGTGACTGACATAGGTTCTTCTGTCCTATCACCAAACACTTTAGAAAAGTTATCTGCAGAAGGAGCTACCTCTGCTTTTTCTTCTGGTGTCATATCAGATAAACGTTTACGATAGTCAACCATTCACTATCTCCTTGAGTAGCTTTAAACGCCTTAGAGTACTAATAGCACCCTGTGCTGAGTATACCTCTTGTACAGAACCAGCCTGTTCCATAGTTCTGTGCTGTGTACCTATAAGGTTATCAATAAGCTCATTAAACTCATCCATAGCTTGCTTATTGTTAGCGAATTGTTTAAGCGACATTACCAGTAAACCCTTGTTCCCCCGGTGCTGGTGCTGTACCAATACCCATCTGTGAACCACCGCCACCTGACGTATCAGCTACTCCCTGTGGGCCTTGTCCTTGAGGAGCCTGACCTTGAGGTGCTGGAACGCCTTCTGGCCCTGCAGGGGGCTGTTGTGGGGCTTGGAAGGTCTTTAAGATCTCAGCCTGTATAGCTGCATCTTGCATAGAGTTCGTAACCTTATCGGGATCAAGATCCATAGACTTAGCAATCTCACGTATAATGTAGTCCATCTTAGCAAACGGTGCTAGTGTTGGATTCTGTGCTACCTGTAAGAACTGCATAAGACGCTGTGAGCGAACCTCATTAGCCATAAGACTCTCTGTACCAGATGCGCGTACCTCTAGATCACCACGAATGTCTGAATCAAAGTCAAACTGCATATTAAACGCAAAGAAAGACTTGCCTAGTGGACGTATAAGGTAATCATCCACGTTTTTAACAACATTTCGTATGCTGCCATTAGCTGCAGACATAAGCATAGAGATGCCAGAAGCAGTTCGCCCCACTCCACTGACGCCTGTTTGACCATGTGCGAAACTTGGGAAGCCTGTACTTTCATCTGCTAAAACCCTAGCCTTATCAAATAGTTGCATATTTTCTTGGGCTACATTGGGAAACTTGGTGCCAAAAATGCCTTGACCCGGAGCGCCCCCCTGCCTGCGAAACACTTTTCCGGGATACACACTTAAGTCCTGCCCCGGAACTAAATTGGTTTCGTCAACTTCTATGATTAGATTACCAGATAATGCAGCATTGTCAATAGCCATACGCATAAACCCATTCATAAGAGTTTGCGTATCATCCATATTTTCCGCTATACCTACCCCAAAGAATGAGTAAGGGTTATGTTCGTATGGTGTTGCATAATAAGGTATAGTTGATGGCTTAAAAGGATTAAGAACAAAGCGTAGTACTTCACCATTACAAACCCAGATATTACAGTTAAGCTCTTCTAAGTTCTTGTACTCACTAGGAATAGATACACCATTCTCTTGAAGCAAGTCTGTATCGACAAAACCCCAGAACTCTAGTACTTCCCAGCGCTCTGTAGAAGCCTCAGTGTCGCTGTCTTCCATAGTTTGTTCCCAGTACTTCATATCGTAGTCTGGGCCTTTATCTACGGCAAGCTCTACAGCATCACTCATAAAGTAAGGACGATGTTTTAAACTACGTAATTCAGTACGAGACATCTTGTGACGTTCTACAACGTACTCTGCATCATCCATAGATGTAGCTTCTGGGTCTGGATAAAAGTTCCACACACTAACGTGACTTGTAGATGGCACAGTCTTTACTAGTGGGTCATACTCACCCTCTTCGTTCCAATTAGGGTATTCTTTATCTACAGCAAACGGGCCTTTCATAACACCAGTGCCTAGAAGAGCCATCTCAAAAGCCATACTACGTAGATGTTTATTAGCACCTGACTCTACAAGCTGATCGTGAATCTTCTTTTCCATCTTCTTAGCAGCAACCATAGCAGGGTGAAAGGTTACTGTAGTAGAGGTA